GTGATAAACTTCCTGTTGACCAAGAACTATCGTCCCACTCTACTTCTAATTTAGGTGGATAGATTGTATGTGTTTCTGTTGAGAAAAACTTTAAATCTCCAAGTCTTGTTGTACTACTTTCATCTTTTGTTGTATCACTTCCTGGATTGTACGAAAAGTCTGCTGAACCCGTGTATAAAGATTCTCTCTTGACTAAAAATCCTTGATTAGGAAATAATGACGAAGAATAAATGTGTAGATTTACTAAGTCAGTAATGTCCATTCTAACATCTTGAGTTGACTTGGTTAATCCAAAAGAACTACTGACTGATAATCCTGTACCTTGACTTCCTGTCCACCAAGTACCTCCGTCAGTTAGTGTTGATGTTGATACCCAAGGTGTTTGTTCATCGTGATTTCTATATTGATAACTAACACCATTCGTTGTTACGGGGTCGTGGTCAAGTTTACCATCTCCTTCTGTCCAACTACTACCACTTACTATGTAAGCAAATAAGTTTTGATTTCTTAATAATTCTGTTGAACCAGCGTCATATAAATTTAAATAAAACTTTGCACCCGATGAAATCTTACCACTTTGTATTGATGATGAAATATATGAATAATCGAATTGTATTAATACTCTTGAAACATTTTGTACTGAACCATTGTTAGCTACAGTTTTATTTACTTCAAGAATTTCATCTGCACCAGTATTGATTGATGAAGTGGTTCCACCTGAATAAATTGTTGCGTCTTTATCTCCAAATTCAAAATAGTGCATTATATTTCTCCTAATACTTTACCAATAATATCGGTGTCTGGATATTTCAACTCAAATATACTTGGGTCTTTTGAAGGATAAACTATTCCGTTTTTTGTTGATTGTGCAATGTCATAAACATTACCACTATATCCGTCTTGTGTTGTCGCTTTATTCTCAACAATGATTAGTGGGTTTCCAGGTTCGTTCCCGTCTGGTGGTACTACACTTGCTACTCCCTCTACCAATGATATTTGATATGCTACATCACTCAATACGATTGGTTGATTAATTTGCCATTTGTCAATGTTAAAATGTTCTCTAACTCTTTGAATACATTTAAACAATACTGAGTTTTGATTGTACCCTCTTTGAGTTATAATTCCAAACTTTATTCCAAAATTAATAATATATGCGTTTTTCAAATTGATAGCATCTGTTACGATTCTATATTGAGATAAGTACATTTTTAAATTTTGTTTTACAGCTTCATTTACATTTGCTAAATACTTATTACTATCGTAACCTAACAAATACATATTCAACGCAAGTGGGTTATCGATTTCTTCAGTAGTATCATTATTAATTTGTAGTTGTTTATCCTGAACAATAAATGCTTTTGCTATGTTTCCATATTTTTGTGGTAAAGAATAAACTCTTGTTATGTAGTCTGCTTGTGTTACTGCTCTGTTCTGTGCATTGAAGTAAGCACTTGCGTTTTGCTTTACTTCCGTAAGGGTTTCTTCACTTGAACCACCTGATGCTGGTGTTGGGTTATTAATAGATAAACTATCTTTTGATGTTTGTACAAGTGATGAATCTAATCCGTCTTCTTGAATTGTAAAAGTAATACTTTTTGGAAAATTAATTGTGTTACTTCTAACATTATGTTCTACTGCTCCACCAAAACGATATGTAATTGTTAATGTCGTATTACTTGGTGCTAAACCAAAAGTTCTGGTTTTCATAAAATTACTTGGGTCAAAAGCAGTATCTAAATGTGTAACACCAAAACTTAATGCTGAACCTACATTATCTGGATTAGGAACAATCACTTCATCTGGATTATCACTAACACCTGAACCAAATCTTAATTCCATTTTATTGTCATCACGAACATAAGTTGTAAATCTTCTTGCTGTTTTGATTAATCTCAACATATAAGGTGTGTCATTTTGAAATGCAGAATATGTTGGGTCATTAAGAGTTGTGTTTTCTATTGACTCAAATACTGTGTCTTGTGCTAAAAATGGAACTTGATAAAATTTATTATTATTACTATCGGTTACGGAAACGATTTCTGTAACTTTGTCATTAGACAAAACTAACTTGTCAAACTTTTTAGCATTACCAAAAGAAAAAGTTTCAGTTACGGTTTCACCAGATTTTGCTAAAACCATTTTTGTAAGTTTAAATTGAGTTGGGTCTGTTCCAGATGTAGGAACTTGAACTTCGTCTATTCTTCTATCCAACTCACTCGATACTTTAAAATTAACATCATCAAGTGTGGTAAAATCCACACCAGTATCTGATGTAATTATAGAATTTGCAGACAACACTCCAGCATAACTCAAGTCTGGTTCAAATCCACCACTTCCATCATCTTTAGCTGGAACTAATTGTGATACTTGTAATTCTACGGTAGCTGGAATCGCAAGAGATGGTTTATATCCTAATGATTGTGCAATATCAAAAATGTTTTTCTTTTCTTCAGCATACTCTATTAGTGTTTCTTTATATTGATTATCAACATAGTAATTTAATACATCTCCAACATAAGACGCCATTTCAATAAACATCATACCTGGTGATGATTCATTAAAATCATTGTATGTGTTTGGAAAGTAAGTCTTTGCAAACTCTATTAGATTTTGTCTGATGGAAGAAAAGTCTCTACCAAGATAACTTACATCTTTCTTTACTATTTTTTTGTTTGTATTATAATCTACATTAGTAGCCATTTTATTCTCCTACAACTAAATTAAATGTTATGTTGTCAAGTGTGTCCGGGTTCACTTCAGTAGTGTATTCTAAATTTATTTGTATTTCATTTGGATTACTATCATTTTGAACAACAATCAAATCATTAACAACAACATAAGGTAACCAAGTAGATAATGAAGTTCTAATATCATTGTCTATACTTTCTAAAGTTTCTGATGTTATTTGTTCAAATAACAAATCTCTTAAACCACAACCAAAGTTTGGCTGAAAAACTCTTTCACCTCTTGATGTAAGAATTAAATTTTTGATATTAGATTTAACTTGTTGTCTAATGGTTTTTGTTTTTCGAAAAAAACCTTCTTGACTATAATCTAATGGAAATTCTATTCCAACACATATGTCATCAGTTCTGTCTATTTCTCTTACACTCATTATGGTCTAAAGTTCTCACCCTTCTTTTTCTTATCCATTGCTTTCATCAAACCAGAGTAATCACGAGTTAATGCATTAACCACATCATTTGGAACTGCGTCTACATTAACACCTTGTTTCTTGATTGTTTGAACTGCACCGAATTCTCTTTTCTTTTCTTTATTATCACCCATACCTAAGTTTCCATACCCTAAGACATCTGCCATATTATCAGAACCTAAAACACCACCACCTAATGTTGGATATTCATCAGTTTGTCCTGATGAACCCAATGGTTTTGTGTTGTTCAATACTTCGTTCAATGCTTGGTTTGATGTGTATTGTTTCTTTGGTTTTTGTTTGACTTTTGGTTTAGGTTTAGAAATCGTTTCTGCTAGTTTGATTTCTTTTTTGTCATTAATAAATATCTCACTTAGCTGTTTTTTGATTTCTTTACGAACAACTAATTCAATTATTTTTACTAATTCATTCTTTTTCATTACTACTCCTATTCTACATTTACTTTTTTACTTAGATAAGTTTTACTATTTTTTATATTTTGTAATCTTACTATTTCTTTTGTTAGTTCAATACTTTTTGGTGTTGGTGAACCACCACTTGTCACTAGCTCTTCTGCTATTTCACTTTCGTTAGAAGAAATTTTACTATCAATCAAAGAGTCAATCAAAAATGTAAAGTCCTGATTACCCAAAACCGCTTGTCCAGAAGTGATTGAACCAATATCTATTGTTGGTGAATCTATTTCAACTTTACCTGTTGACTTAATTTCAATATTATCTCTTGAGTAAATACCAATTCCACCTTCTTCACCTTTCGAATTAAATACTAATCTATCAGATTGTAAAATTATCTGTGGTTTAAAATATGTTGGATTGTTATCAAAAGTAGGTTCTACCCCAACACTTTGATAAGGAACATATTCATCAGTAGTTAAATAGATTGAGCTTTTTTCGTCATCTAAGTATTCTGATGAAATATTAGATTCTAAATTTTCTGAATAAACTGGAGCACGAGTAAATCCACCAGCAACTATTTTTATGTTTGGTGACTCAGTAAGGTTTCTTGAATCTTGACTTCCAGTCATAAACTGATTACTACCCAATCTAATTGAGTTTCCAAATCTACCTTGTATAATTGTATCACCTTCTCTTATCAATAATTTTTTAACTCGTGATGAAGGATTAAAATATTTTCCATATACAAAATCGGTGTCTGGTGGTACATCTCTAAATGCACTTGCACCAAAGTTTGACTCGGTAGTTCTTAAATTTCTTCTATTGAGTTTTGACATATAATAATTACGACCAGCGAATTCACACGCAAGAACCTCCTCACCTAAAACCGGAACTTGTAGTATGTTAGAATCTAATGGATAAAAAATACCAGCGGATTCATATCTTCTTCCTTGTTGAGATATATTATATCGTGCTCTTACTGCACCTGATAATCCAGTATCAACAGTATCAGTAAACACTTCCAGAACCTCTGCTGGTTCAAACTTTAACATTAATTTTCCTTACTAATTGAATTGTCTATTTCGTCTTTTTTGATTTGTAACTCTTGAACATCAGATTCTATTGCGTCCATAAGTTGTTGTTTTTCTGCTTCTGATAAACCAAACTCATCTCCACTATCCGATACTCTTTTTTCTGCTGCTGTAATTCTTTGAACGATTGTTGCTAACTTGACAAGTTGTTCATCGTTCTTAACATTGATTTCTAAATACTCTTTTAACATAGGAATAATCTGAACGGCTGTATCTCCGTCTTTGATAAATCCCACAACCTCTTTCATCAATACTTCTAATTGTTGTTTGTTGGTTTTGGAATTATCGTATATGTCTTTGAAGACATCTGATAGGGTTTTTCCCTCAAATATTTCGTAATCGTTTGCCATAAAATTTACCTAACAATAAATATAGAAATGTTGAAAAAAGGGAATATATATTTATATATTGATTTATTTTTTTGATTTTAACATATAATTATTATACGAAGTCGGTTTTAACACCGATTTTTGTTCATTTAAAGGGGGAAACTAAAATGAAAGACACAATCAAAATGATTATGGAAGGTGTAACTGGAATTAAAGACTTACTACTTCACATAGTCGGCTTAGGTGTTCTCGTTCAATTAATATTTGTAGGGGGATTCTTAGGTATGGATATTGTTGGTAATTTGATTAGTCTTGTAAATCTATTTGGTGAAAGTGGATTTGCTGGATTTATATCACTTATAGTGATACTCGGATTACTTAACAAATAAAGGTGGAATTAACGGGCGGTAGAAATATCGCCCGTTGTTACACTATAATATATCCCAACTTCCAGTATATTTAGTTTCTATACTTCCAGTCGCCAGATAATTTTTTTGTAAATTAAAGTGATGTTTTTTCAGAACATTAATTACACGAGTAATGTGTTGTGTGTTGGAACCAGTCATTTCTCTAATCAAAATGTATAGAGCTTTCTTATTAAAGTTTTCAATGTTCTGACGATTCTCCATTAAATACAATACTGAATTAGCAACATCAATATCTTGTTTTCTTTTAAATACCGTAGTCAGATTGTTTGACCAATAATCAATGAACAAGTCCATATATTCTTTTTGACCTTCCAAGATATCGTCTCGTTGTGTTTCCCACATCGCATCTCTTTTGTAATCAGTTGCGTCTTCTCCGTCAGTATTTTTTAGTTTTTTGTAATT